ATTGAATAGTCAACGCCAATCGCACCCAGGTAATTCTGCGCCACACCTTGCTGCTGTGTTGCGGTGTCTAATGCTTCACGGCCGAATGTACCTGCAATCTGAGTCTGTTTTTCCTGCTCAGTCAATTGCTTGTTTCTAAGGATTTCTTCACGCTCCAATCGGTAGCGTTCTGCAATCTTGTCCCTTTCAGACATGAATATTTCATTGGCTGCGAATAGTCGACGCTCTTTATTTAGTTCGATTTGTGCAAGTTCATAACCGAACTCGATTTTAAGCGCATCAAGTTTGAGTTTTTGCTGCTCTTGCGTTAATTCTGCATCAGCCTTTATTTCCTGTTCTCTGATATTGGCTTTAAATCTGAGTTTCTTTTCCTCGCTTAATTCAAACTCGACAAGGTCATACTCGAATCTCATTTTAATGAGCTTAACTTCCTCATTAAATCTGTTTTCGGCAGCGGTGATATATTGATTTTGATCCGGTGTTGCAAATCCTGCCTTTTGAATATCAGCAATTTCACGCGCCAAATCTTTCTCAATCTTGCCGATACGGTCGGCATACTCATAAGCGATTTGTTCGCGTAATTGATACTGTTCTTCTTGCAGTCGTTCCGCTTCTTTGGCCTGTCGCTTGGCTTCCTTAGCTGCTTCTGATTGTGCTTTCTTGCTTGCCTTAGCACCTGCTGATTGCGCCTTGTTGTAATCCTCTGCCGCTTTGGTTTGTTGTGAAATCGCACCGATAAGCTTTTTATCTTCTGCTGAAATCTGACCTTTTGTTTTCTTTTGCGCTTCAAGCAGTAGTTGTGCTTCTTGTAGCGACTTACCGTATTTTTGAGTCACGGTATTCAAGAAAACTTGGTCATAAAGTTTTTGCTGCAAAGACTGCGTATATTCACGGTTCGCGCTTGCTGCATCGCGTGTTGCATTCGCGTCCTGCCCCATTGCAGATGCTTTATCACGGGCCTTGCCTGCTGCGTTCTGCATGGCATTCCCTGCAAGGTCAACATCAATCTTTAATACCTTTTGCGCTTCGGCATTATCCTGCGCCTTGCGTCGGGCTTCATCGTAGGTATTGATTAAATCCAGACCTTGCGCTTTTTGCTCAGGTGTCAGTAGGTTTAATCTATTTAGGCGTTCAATAGCATCCTCTTGCGAAACTAAACCCTGCCGCACCTGCTCATAAATTTCTTTGGCTTCTGCGCTCTGCTTATTTCCGTTGGCAATAGTTCGGATAAAGCCATTGAAAGCAATATCAGCCTTTCGCAATGCTTCATTCTGCGCTTCAAATGATGCTGCTAAATCATCCTTTGCAACATCCAATTGCACACCGCGCAGGGCTAAAAGCTCCTGTCTGGTTTTGTCGGCAACCTTTCCTTGCTCCTCAAGCTTTGCATTCGCTTCGGCTGTGCGGTTTTGGAGATACATATAGCCGGCTGCGAGTGCGCCAACGCCTAGCGTGATCAGACCAATAGAGCCACCTGCCAGCGTAAAAGCTCGACTTGCTAAACTGGTAGTTGATGTTAACGCCCCCTGCGCTGCATTCTGCGCAATGATGGATTGCGTCACAGCGTCACTAGCAAGCTTGTAACGCGCGTTTGCGGCAGTTGCCCCATACTTGGCTTGGGTTTCAGCATTCGTGGCCTGTACGTTCGCTAGATGCGCTTTAGCCTCATTTACTTTAGCGGTGGCAAGTGCGATGCTTGATTGCGCTTCTGCGGTTGTTGCTGCTTTCTGAGCTATGCTAGCCGCAATGTCTGCTTGAACTGCAACGGTTTTTGTAAGAATGGCTTTGGTGATGTATCCGATACCACCGACCACGGCCGCGTCAGCAAGTAATGATAAGTTTTCATAAAGAAGTTTGATTGAGCCTGCAAGTAGATTCGCTGCACCACTTGACTGCCCTGCCTCACCGATGAATCTTGTAAGCTCGTTGCTCAATAGGCCGATGGATTGGCTAATCGTTACGTCAGTTTTGGAGAATAACTGCTCTACACTGTCAGCGGATTTTGTAAGCGCATCAACAAGCACATCGCCTGTGATTTTGCCTTCTGCTGCGACTGAGCGCAATTGTCCGACTGTTATGCCCATACCTTGTGCAATGGCTTTTGCAAGTGCTGGCGTTTGCTCCAGGATTGAGTTAAGTTCTTCGCCGCGTAATGTGCCGGATGCGAGCGCCTGCCCGAACTGGGTTAATGCTGCTTCTGCTGCCTGAGTGGATGCACCCGATACCGCAACGGCTTTAGACACGGTTTCAGTCAGCTTTGCGGTCTGCTCCATGTTAATGCCGAGCGTTTTTGCATTGTCGCTGAATCGCTGATAAACCTGAACGACCGAATCCCATGTTTGATATGACCGCTGTGCAATTCCGAACGTGTCATTCATTGCCTTGTTCAATTCTTGCTGCGAATTGGTGACAAGTTTTAAACGGTTTTGCAAGTTAGTATAAGCATCAATCTTATTGATAGCTGCGCTCACAGTGACCACGCCTGCCATATACCCCGCAAGGGCTTGCATGGATGTGCCTAGCGCATTGGTTTGCGATGTGGCCTTGTTGCCGTTGTTGGTGATGCCTTGCAATTCTGAGTTCAACGCCTTAGCTGTTCTTTCAGCGTTACGGGCGTCAATTGATATGAGTAAGCGTGATTCTTGAACAGCCATTGTGCTTAACCTTGTTTCTTGATTAAGCACAGTATAGCAAATAAATAAAACTGATAATGAAAAACCACCCGAAGGTGGCTTAATTTGGTGGCTCAGGTAGTGGCATCCAGTGGGTTACATCGCGACTAACTGTTTCGAATAGCGACCCATCTACATCTTTAAGCACATCATAGAAGCAACTATTCCTGTATTGCGCCGCCACAACAAATGCACTATCAACAAAAGCTATAATATTCTGACCATCATTTGGCAGGCTATCATTAACACTAATCCATTCATTCATAACATTCTCCTAAAAATTAAACATCAATAGACCGCCACTAAGACGGTCTTTTTTTGCTTCCCTGCACCGCAGTTCTACGCTCCGACATTTTCCGATGTTCGTCAATAAAATCATTGTCTAGCATAAAATCGCTTCACAGAATAAATCCTGCTCGCATGGCAAGTCGTTCATTTGAATGTAGGCCATCAAGTCATGTGGTGACAGCGTCAACGGAATGCCCTGCTCATATCTGCGACCCCGGGCAATGTCGTTGTAAGCGTTTAGGATTGCATTTGCAGTAAAACTATATTCAGGCTTTTCAATTACTGCGCTTGTTTTGCCGAGGTAGTTCGCGATTTTCGAGTCGCGGCTGGCTTGCTTTTCGCTGCCGACTTTTGCCCATTCATAGAGTTTTCTAACTTTCCCAAAGTTTCGGCTTTCACCTCGTCTGATTCACGCTGGATTTGCTGGGCATTGGTTTTCACGAATAGCCAAATGACAGGGCCAATGTCGCCCTCATTCAGGAGTTTTTTGGCGTTTTCAGTGGTGTAGATAAAGTCCTTTGGCTCGCCGTTTTCGTCAGGCACAGCAATTCCTTTCCAATCCTCAATCAAATGACATGCAGCAGCATCAAGCAGCAACTCATGGAATAGTTTGTCGTTTGGTGTGGCCGTGTCCACGTCAAAGCCTTTCTGTGCAATTTGGTTTTGCGCTCGTTCTACTGCGACCTGATAAGGCTTGTATGAAATGCCACGCACCTTGATTTCAGCTAAAACATTTCCTTCTGCGTCTTTATATTCACACCATTTCGAGATTTGTTTTGATTTATTAAGTCCAACGATTAAAGACATGATGCACCTGTAAATTATGAGATAAAGTTATTATATTTGAAATGTAGGCTTGACACAATGTTAATATATTATTAGGATTAAGTGGATTTATAGGAGAATTGAAATGTCAGAGTGGATTAGCGTTGAAGATGGGTTGCCACCAATTGGAACTGCTGTTTTTACCATAGGTGCGTTTAAAGACAAGCCTGCAACAAATCATGTTGTCGCCCAGTTAGATGAGGATGGAAAGTGGCTTGTTGGCTATACATTGAATGTAGATAGGTATGTTCTTGTGGTTTTTGAGACATTTCCAACCCACTGGATGCCACTTCCTGAACCTCCGAAATAACAAAAGCCCCATTACGGGGCTTCTATCTTTTACCTTTTACGGCCCAACTGGCGCTACATACTTAGTACGTGTCAACGTAGGCGCTTCTTCAATCACGCGATATTCAAAGTCAGCCTGTAGAATGTCAGCATTTCCGCCACTTGGCAGGGATGCAGTGATTTCTACTTTAGGCAGATTCAATACATAGCCATTACCTATACTGTCTTTCATGGACACCGAAATCGCAATAGTTTCGCCTGTAAACTGCTTTTCATAGTTCACAGCACCATTAGCC